CAAGCTGACGCCTCAAACGCTACAGCCTACACTATGGTAATTCCCGGTCAGGGCATTTTGGCTCAAGAAGGAATTCGCGTGTTCTTGGGCGCAAACATTCACTGCACAATTTTTTATGGCTGAAGAAACACGCCCGATTGCTGTTGCAGGTCGCAAACTGATGATTGCGATCCCTGCCTACGATGGCAAGTTGAACATCAAAACTTCGTTTGCCTTGGCCGATTTGGTGGTCAAGGCTTTGGAGTTTGGTGTTCAAGTGCAACTGTCGCATCTGTCGGGCTGCTCTCTTATTACCAAGGCCAGAAACATTCTGGTTGCCAACTTCTTGGAGTCGGACTGCACGGACATGTTGTTCGTCGATGCCGACATCGTGGTGGACGCAGAGTCTGTTCTTCGCCTGCTGGCGCTGAGCACTGGCAAGGACATCACAGCCGGGATGTACACCCGCAGAGCCGAGGACCGCAAGTTCTTCTTGGACATCTACATCGACGAGGCCAACACGCTTGAGTTCGATCCGCACGGCATGTTGCGCGTTGAGAACGTGGCCACAGGCTTCATGATGATCCAGCGCCATGTGCTGGAGAAGATGGTTGCAGGCCACCCCGAGTGGACCTACTTCAATGACGTGTACAACCGCAACGAGAGCGCCCTGTTCGACTTTGAGTTGACCAATGGGCAGTACGTTGGTGAGGACTACACGTTCTGCAAGCGTGCCCGGGCGGACGGCTTCACGGTCTTCATCGACCCAGAGATCACCCTGCCGCACGTTGGCTCTCAGGAATACCACCGCAGTTTCAAAGAAGCTGTGCTCATGCCGCTGATCGAGCAGCACTGCACACCTAAACTGAAAGTCGTCAATGGCTAAGAAGACCCCATCCCTTGCAGTCGGTCGTGGCGAGAAGCTGCCTGCCTCCAAGGGGGCTGGGCTTACAGCCAAGGGCCGCGCTGTGTACAACAAAGCTACTGGCAGCAACCTTAAAGCCCCGCAACCGCAGGGTGGCAAGCGCAAGGATTCGTTCTGCGCTAGAATGGCACCTATCGCAGAAAAGTCTGAAAAGGGTAGCCGTGCAAGAGCATCAATGCAAAGATGGAAGTGCTGAAATGTGGGCCGACATTCGTAACTACGAAGGACGCTACCAAGTGAGCAACATGGGGCGAGTAAAGTCACTTGCCAGAGTCCGTCGTGGAAGAGCTGGGGCAGATGTCCCTATGCCTGAAAAAATTATGGCTCTGACCCCAAAAAAGGCCAATGGCAGGACAAGGCCCTACATTGAAGTTCGATTCCGGAATGGCGGACTAAGAACTGAGCGTTGCAAGGCGTTTTTAGTTCACAGACTGGTTGCAGACGCCTTCATTAAACCTCTTCAAAAAGGCGATCAGGTTGATCACAGAAACGGCGTTCACGGTGATAATCGCGTAGAGAATCTTCGTGTGTTGCATTTTGTTGAACACGGTCGATTACACCCCTTGATTCAGTCTGGGGAGCTCAACAGACTTGGAACAACTGCAAATCAAGCCGCGTCACTGGCGCGATGGAAGTGCTGACATGGAAATGATGCTTTGGAACGCAGCCCTGAGTGCCATTGTGGCGGTCATGGGGTTCTTGCTCAAGGGCAAGTTTGATGAGCTGGATCGGCTCAGCATTTTGCTGAACAAGACCCGCGAGGAAGTGGCTCGTGACCACATTACCCGTTCTGAGTTTCGCGCAGACATGCAGCAGTTGATGGACCGGTTTGACAGGCTTGAGCGCAAGATTGACAACCTGCGAGGCAGTAATGCCCAGCACGAGTAAAGCTTAGAAATAAAATTATGCCAAGGCCATTCCACACTCACTGCTCAAAATGCGGAAAAGACAAGCAGCTTTTTACGTTGCTTGTTGAGGGGGTGGAGCGTGTCCGGTCAAGATGCATGCCATGCCATGCCGCCAGAAGTTATGCAAGTCGTTTAAAAAATAAAAAAACGCATACCGGCAAAGCAAGACAGCGTTTAGTTGACAGTGTTGAGCGAAGGGCGTACGTAGTTTGGAAGCGCGCAAAAGACCGAGCAAAAAAACGTGGGTTGGCTTTTGAGATTACAAAAGATTTTGTTGTTGAGCAACTTGCTTTGGGTTATTGTTCTGCCACAAACATAAAGTTTGATCTGTCTTTTGATGAGACAAAACTCAACCCTTGCTCCCCGTCGCTGGATCGGATTGACTCTTCTTTGGGGTACACTTTTCAAAACACTCGTATGGTTTGTTGGATTTTTAATCGCGCTAAAGGCGATGGGTCCGATGAAGATGTACAACTGCTAGTGGAGGCTTTAAATGCCATCAAAATCCGCAAAACAGCATAAATTCATGGCGGCCGTGGCGAACAGCCCGGAGTTTGCGACGAAAGTAGGCGTCCCACAATCAGTGGGCAAAGAGTTCTCCAACGCGGACAAGAACCGCAAATTTTCAAAAGGTGGCGATATGAAAGAGTCCAAAGCGATGGTTGGTAAAGAAGTGTCCTTTATGAAGAAGAAGGGCGCTCCCAAGTCCATGATCAAACACGAGATGGCGGAAGCCAAAGGCATGAAGGCCGGAGGCACCGCTGGCACGACCAAGATGGGTTCGGTAAAGACCGCAGCCCCAAGCCGTGACGGTATTGCCACCAAAGGCAAGACCAAGGGCACAATGGTCAAAATGATGCGCGGTGGCAAAACTTGCTAAGGAGATCAAAATGAGTCCAGCAGAAAAAGAAGCCCGCCAGATGATGGCGGACAAAAAGGCTGCCGAAGCCGACACCAAAGCCTTCAACAAGGCGTCTAAGACACTCCCGTCCGACGACCCCCGTGACGCCGTGCGCGGTCAAAAAAGCTACGCCAAAGGCGGGGTAACTCGTGCTGACGGCTGTGTGACCAAAGGCCACACCAAGGGCAAGATGGTCAAGATGGCCATGGGCGGAAAGACCTGCTGACATGATGGCCAGTCGCGGCATGGGGGACATCGCCGCCTCCAAAATGCCTTCCGGCAAGCGTAAAGCTCGCCGGGATAATACCGACTTCACGCAATACGCTGAAGGCGGACCGGTTGGGTTGTATGCCAACATCAACGCCAAAAAAAAGCGGATTGCCGCTGGTTCTGGTGAGAAAATGCGTAAACCCGGCACTGCTGGCGCGCCAACTGCGCAAGCGTTCCGCCAATCGGCCAAGACTGCAAAGAAGTAAATCATGGCAACATCAGGCACCACCGCGTTCAACATGGATTTAACGGAACTTGTTGAGGAGGCGTTTGAACGCGCTGGTGGTGAGCTGCGCACCGGTTACGACCTGCGCACGGCCAGTCGGTCCTTGAACCTCATGTTTTCTAATTGGGCCAACCGTGGTCTGAACATGTTTACTTACGAGCAGGGCTCCATCAATCTGGTGCCCGGCCAAGCAACGTACAATCTTCCCGCCGACACTGTAGACTTGCTAGAGCACGTCATTCGCACGGGCGCAGGTAGCGCGTCAACGCAGGCAGACCTGACCATTACTCGGATCAGCGTCTCTACTTACGCCACAATTCCGAACAAGCTGCAACAGGCTAGGCCTATTCAGGTTTGGATTGAGCGTTTAACCGATGCGCCTCGCATTACAGTGTGGCCCGTGCCTGACAACTCACAGCCTTACGTGTTTGTGTACTGGCGCTTGCGCCGCATGCAAGACGCTGGTACGGGCGTGAACACCATGGACATGCCGTTTCGCTTCTACGAGGCTATGACTGCCGGCTTGGCCTACCACCTTGCGCTCAAGATTCCCGGTGCAATGGAGCGGTTGCCAATTTTGAAGCAGCAGTACGATGAGGCTTGGGATTTGGCTTCTACCGAAGACCGAGAAAAGGCAGCGGTTAGATTTGTTCCTCGTGCAATGCACATTGGAAACGGCGGCTACTGATGTCCAACCGGTTTGCAGCGGGCCACAAAGCGATTGCCATGTGCGACCGCTGTGGCCAGCAATTCAAACTCAAACAGCTTAGGACGGAAATCATTAAGCAGCGCAAGTATGAGCTTTTGGTGTGTTCTGAGTGCTACGACCCTGATCAGCCGCAGTTGATGCTTGGAACATTCCCTGTGGATGACCCGCAGGCGCTGAGGAACCCACGTAGGGACACCACCTACATCACATCTGGTTTAAACGATGATGGGAACCTATCCGGCGGCTCAAGGGACATTCAGTGGGGATGGAACCCGGTGGGCGGGTCAAGATCGTTTGATACGCTTCTTACCCCAAACACATTGGCGTTGACTGTGCTGATCGGCACGGTGACAATATCGGTATCTTAAAGGAGTCTGACATGGACGCGAAAAAAGCAGTGCGCAAACACGAAGCAAACATGCACCCCGGTGCAAAGCCAACCAAGCTTGCCAAAGGTGGCAAGACCAACTTGCAGATGAAAGAATACGGACGAGGCATGGCTAAGGTCATGAACCAGCGCGTATCGTCTGCACCTAAGGGGAAATGAAATGGCCAAATTTAGTCAAAAGATGATGGGTAAAGAAGTTGGCCAAGCCAGCGTCTATGCCAAGCCGCACACCATGGACGGTAAGCCCGGTGCAGGCATGAAGGTCATGCAAGACCCCAACACCTTGGCCGCCAACAAGATGACGCGCTATACCGCAACGCCCCGCGTGAGCACCAACGATCCCGGTGCGGATAACGTCAAGACCACCGGCATTAAAATTCGTGGTACTGGCTGCGCCACCAAGGGCGTTATGGCCCGGGGCCCAATGGCATAAGACATGAACTACGCCGAGCTGAAGATCAACATTGCTGACATCTGTGAAAACGAGTTCACAGAGGAGCAGTACGCCATGTTCACGCAGCAGGCGGAACAGAAAATCTATAACTCCGTGCAGTTGGCTAACTTGCGCAAGAACGTCACTGGCTCGTTGACTGCAAACAACAAGTATCTGGCTGCCCCAAATGATTTTCTGTCGGTGTACTCGTTGGCCATCTACCCGGCGGCAGGTGGGAACTACGAGTACCTACTGGACAAGGATGTGAACTTCATCCGTCAGGCGTACCCCAATCCAGCGACCACCGGAAAGCCCAAGCATTACGCCATCTTTGGTCCTCAATCGAATGATGTAAACGAGCTGACGTTCATCTTGGGTCCAACCCCTGATGCCACATACGCCGCTGAGTTGCATTACTACTACTACCCTGAGTCCATTGTGACCGCAGGGGAGACGTGGCTGGGTGAGAACTTTGACTCCGCCCTACTCAACGGCGCACTGCTGGAGGCCATTCGATTCATGAAGGGTGAGGCAGACATGGTGAAGTTGTACCAAGAGATGTACATGCAAGCCATTGCACTACTCAAGAACTTGGGTGACGGAAAACAGAGAACTGATACCTACCGGGACGGTCAAACAAGGGTCAAAGTGTCATGACAATCGCGCAAACCGCAACCACATCGTTCAAGGTAGAGCTGCCGCAGGGCATCCACAATTTTGGACCAACATCGCCCGACACATTCAAGATCGCGCTGTACACCGCTGCCGCCAACTTGGACGGGTCCACTGCTGTTTACACAACATCGGGTGAAGTTGTTGGCACGGGATACGTGGCTGGTGGCAACACGCTGGTCATCACGACCACGCCTGTGGCTGCAAACAACAGCGCCAACGTGCCGACCGCCTACTTTAGCTTTGCCAATACATCTTGGACAAGTTCAACTTTCACGGCTCGCGGTGCATTGATCTACAACAGCACAGAAGGCAACAAGTCTGTGGCTGTGTTGGATTTTGGCGCGGACAAGACCGTGAGCAACGACACTTTTCAAATCATCTTCCCAACTGCCGATGCCAACAGCGCCATCGTGCGCATCTCGTAAGGACACATCATGGAACATAGCAAAGCCCAAGACAGCATCACAGCGGGTCTGATTACCCAGCGCACCGGCAGCGAACGCATGGGTGCTGGCGGCGTATTCACCGTCACTTGCGTGGGCGCAGATGGCCAAGAGAAGTGGTCCGACAGCTTTCATAACCTTGTGGTCAATCAGGGTCTGCAAGACATGAACAGCAAGTACTTTGCTGCCACTGGCTACACATCCGCTTGGTTCCTTGGGCTGGTGCAAGGCCCCGGCTCCGGTACAACATTTGCCGCCGCTGACACACTGGCCTCACACGCAGGCTGGACAGAGCTGGTGCCCGGCACCGACTACACTGGCAACCGCAAGGCAGTGACGTTTGGCACGGCCACAACTGCTGATCCATCGGTAATCTCCAACAGCGCCTCCCCTGCTTCGTTTGCCATGCTGGTGAACGGCACGGTGGTTGCTGGTGCTCTGCTCTCCAGTGTGGCTACGGGCACATCCGGCATCTTGTTCTCGGCAGGTGACTTCACTGGCGGCGACAAGACCGTGGACAGTGGCGACACACTGAACGTCACGTATTCCTTTTCGCTTGACGCAGCCTAATAGGACGTGCGGTGTTTGGTGATGTCACATTTGCCCAAGCACCCTTCGCCGCTCTAGGCGGGAACACGTTCGCCGTATCCACTTCAGAGTCTGCTACAGCCGCAGCACTTGTTGATGCCCCGAGTGTTTTGCGCGGCAGTCGGGTGGATGAGGTTGCAACTGGACAAGACGCGCAGTCAGTTACCGCCACGCTGACTGCTACTCAGGCAGAGACAGCTACCGCAGCAAGTGTGCAGTCGGTCATTGCTGCCATGCTTGCAGGCATTTTGGAGCAAGCCGGGGTTACTGACGCGCAGGCAGCCATTGGCACCTTCTTGGCGGCACAAGCGGAGAGCACCGCCGGAACGGCGACACAAAGCGCTGGAGCTGTTTTTTCTGTTGCTCAGGCGGAGGCAGCGACAGGCGCAGACGACATGATCAGGGGCTTGCTGGTCTCCGTGGCCATCGCGGAAAACGCTACGGGCGCAGCCACCCAAGTGGCTCAGATTAGTGTAAACGCGTCAATTGCAGAGGTAGTCAGCGCCTTAGATTCTCTGGGCGTCATCAAGACCGCCAACGTGTACCCAACAGGGGTGCAACTCACCATCAGCATCGGCGGCGTACTTGTATGGGCGGTAATTGACGACAGTCAGAACCCGAACTGGCAAAATATCGTCAATGCGCAAGGCAGCGGTTGGGTTGTCATCAACGATAGCCAAGTCCCCGGCTGGAATAACCTGCCATCGTAAGGAAACAAAATGGCTTTAGTCCTCAAAGATCGCGTCAAAGAAACCACTACCACGACCGGCACGGGCACAGTGACCCTCGGAGGTGCGGCAGCAGGCTTTCAGTCTTTCGTTGTCATTGGTGACGGCAACCAGACCTTCTACGCCATCGTGGACGCAACCTCGGGTGCATGGGAGGTGGGGGTCGGCACGTACACATCTTCTGGGACTACCCTGTCTCGGACCACTGTGGTGTCGTCCAGCAACGCAGGCTCGTTGGTGAACTTTGCCGCTGGAACAAAGGACGTGTTTGTTACGTACCCCTCTTCGCGTGCGGTGTATCTGGATGCAGCGGGTTCCGCCGTCACAACGCTGGACATTGGGACTCTGGGCACCAGCACGGCCAACATCACTACCGCCAACATTACGGCGGGTACGGTTGCCAATGCGCCTGTCAACAACACGGATATCGTCAACAAGCAATATGCGGACGCTATTGCATCGGGCATTCACTTCCATGAAGCGGTGAACTTGGCCACCACGGCAGCACTGCCAGCAAACACCTACAACAACGGAACATCCGGGGTTGGGGCAACGCTTACAGGAAATGCCAACGGCGCTCTGTCTGTGGACTCCACACTGACCACCGCCTCTGAACGGATACTGGTCAAGAACGAAGCGGCGGGGGCCAATAACGGCGTGTACACCGTCACGCAGGTTGGCTCTGCTGGAACGCCTTACATCTTGACTCGGGCTACAGACTTTGACTCTGTTGGCACGGGCGTCAACGAGATTGACGAGGGCGACTTCTTCTTGGTGACAAGTGGTACGGCCAACGTCAATACCGCTTGGGTGCAACAGACCCCTCCACCCATAACCATTGGCACAACAGCCATTGTCTTCCAGCAGTTCTCTGCACCAATCACCTATACGGCGGGCACGGGCCTGAGCGAGTCGCCAACCTACACCTTCAACATTGCCAACATCGGCACTGCGGGTACGTACGGCTCCGCATCGTCCGTTCCGGTAATTACCACCAACGCGCAGGGGCAAGTCACAGGCGTCACCCCCACGGCCATTGCCATCACAGGCGCAGCGGTATCAGGCAACATTTCGGGCTCGGCTGCCTCTGTGGCCAACGCACTGACGGCTGGCACATTCCTGACCTCTGGCGGCACGTTTGACGGTTCTGCGGCCCGTACCTTCGCGGTGGATGCCACTTCGGCCAACACAGCTTCCAAGGTTGTAGCGCGTGACGCATCGGGTAAC